GTTCATCCGAAGATATGCCGGATGTTAGAACCGTTTATCGGTGGCTGGCCATAAATGAAGACTTCCGCCATCAATACGCGCTCGCGCGCGAAGATCAGGCCGACACATTGGCAGACGAAATCATTGATATTGCTGACGATTCAAAACACGACATCATGATCGTCACCAATCCTGACGGATCAGAGCGTGAGGTGGAAAACCGTGAAGTCGTAAACCGCTCGCGACTTCGGGTAGATGCCCGCAAGTGGGTGGCGTCCAAGCTCAAGCCCAAGAAATACGGGGATGCCATGATCCATAAGGGTGATGAGACGTCCCCCATTTCGGTCAAGATCAACCTTGGCTGACATTGACTACAGCCCTTCTGGGCCGGTCTGTCGCGAATTCCTCAAGAGCAATCATAGCCGTCGCGCGATCCTTGGCCCCTTTGGGAGTGGCAAGAGCGTGGGCTGTATGTTCGACATCTTCAAGCGAGCCTGTGAGCAAAGCCCTGATAAGCAGGGGGTGCGCAAGACCCGCTGGGCGATTATTCGTAACACCTATCCAGACCTAAAAAACACCACGGCTAAGACCTGGAAGGATTGGTTCGGGGATAAACGATATGGGCAGTTTGTGGATGTTGCCCCGTTCGAGCACCGGATGCGCTTCGCCTTGCCGGACAAGACCACGGTTGCGGCTGAGGTTATCTTCCTGGCCCTGGATAGCGAGGATGACGTTAAGAAGCTCCTCAGCCTTGAGCTGACAGGGGCTTACGTCAACGAATCCCGTGAGGTCCGCAAGGCCGTCATCTCCATGCTGGATGGGCGTATCGGCCGTTACCCGGCCATGCGAGACGGGGGACCAAGTTGGTACGGCATCATCATGGACAGCAATATGCCGGATGATGACCATTGGATGTATGCGGCCTTTAAAAACAACGCCGAGGGCTGGGAATTCCACATTCAGCCTGGTGGGGTGATTAAGCAGGGTAACGATTGGGTGCCCAACCCTGAGGCTGAAAACCTCCCTAATCTCGTGCCGAACTATTACGCCCGCCAACTTGCTGGGAAGGACGAACGATGGGTGCAGGTTCATTTAGCGGCAGAATGGGGGCGATTGAATGTCGAGGGCACCTATTACGGCGAGGAGATGCTGAGGGCCGAACGGGACAAGCGCGCCGGATCAGGCGTAAGGGTGTTCTACGACCCCGCATTACCCATACATACCTTCTGGGATATGGGGGTGGCGGATCGAATGTGTATATGGTTTGGGCAAGTTAGCCAGAATCAGTGGCGCTGGCTTCACTATTATCAGAACAGCGGCAAGAGCTTAGCCCATTATGCCGGATATATAGACACCCTCAAGCGCGAGCGTGAATGGGAGGTCTGGGGATCGGACGTGTGGCCGCATGACGGCAATGTCCGGGAGATGACTGCGATTGCCGAGGATATGGATAACGACAACGCCTTATCCCGGGCTGATGTGTGGTTTGGACTAACCAAGCGCCGCCCGGTTATTCTTGGTAGGCATAAGATCGGGGATCGTATCGAAGCCACCCGAAGCATGATTCGAACCTCCATCTTTGACGAGGACACTAACGAAGGGCAGCAAAAGATTAGGCGCTACCATAGGAGGTATGATAAAGTCCGCTCCGTATTCGTTGACGAACCCGACCATGACGAGAACAGCCACGGGGCTGATGCGCTAGGGACAGCGGCGATGGGCAAGGATGCGATTAGCAATAATTCGGGGACAACTGCGGTGCTGAACACCCTCCCGATTGTGAACTTCAAAGCCTCTTGGGTGGCCTAATTGACCGTAGACGTTACCCCCGGCAAGCCCCTCGATAAGTCCGATGTAGAAAAGATCATCGGCCAAGAGACTGTAGCTGGTCTAGAATACATCTACGGCCCCGATAACATCGCCGCCGAACGCGACCGTAACTACTACTATTACATGGGGATTATGAATGACCTTCCGGCTCCGGCTGGAACGTCCTCGGTTATCGAGCCCACGGTTGCCAACTACATCGGCCTGTTAAAGCCCAACCTCCTGCGCATCTTCACCGCTGGCCGCAACATCGTTGAGTACGCCAGCCCCAAGCCCGACCAGAAGGACGCGGTTAGGCTAATCACTAGGTATATCAACGACGTGGTGTTCCGTAAGGATAACCGTGGCGAGCTGATGCTCAACGATTGGGCGGACGATGCCCTAGTCCAAAAGCTGGGCGTTGTGATGTTCTGGTGGGAGGACAGCAAGGAGGCCCATGACGAGATTCAGGAAGGGCTGACGGATGCCCAAATGCTCCTGCTGGGCGTTGCGGCGGCGGCTGGACAGGTAGAAATCCTTGAGCATACCGCCGAAACGCAGATAGCTGATGGTCCTCAAGGCCCAGTTCAGACTAATACCCATTCGGTAAAAGTCCGCACCTGGAAAAATACATCCAAGTGCTGCATTGATTGTGTGCCGCCGGAGGAATTCGTTGTCTCCCGCGACGCGCGCACCCTTGAGAACGCGATCCTGAAGGCCCACCGTACGGGGGTGATGGCGGGTGACCTGATCGCCCAGGGCTATGATCCTGATATTATTAACGGCCTCCCCACCTGGACGGATGTATATCCCAATGTGGACCGGAAATACGGGCGGGATTACACGACTGACATCTCGCGCTCGGCTTCGGCTGATCCTAGCCTCCGCAAGGTTTCCATCACCCGGGGTATCCTCCGGTGTAACTACGACGGGACCGGGGTTAAGGATTGGTACGTTGTCGCGGGCGGCCTTGAGAACGCTCCCACTCTCCTCGAAATCCAGCCTTACAACTGGCAGGTTGGCTTTGCGGACTTCACGCCAGAGCCTATCCCCCACAGCGTTTATGGACGGTGCCCCGCCGACCGCCTAGCCGGGCTACAGAAGATTCAGACCAGCTTCATCCGGCAGGCCAACAACAACCTTTACCTTGCCAACACTCCTCAGCGTGAAGTGGTGGCTAAATGGATTCTGAAGCCTGAACAGCTCATGAACATGAGCGTCGGCGCTCCTGTATTCGTAGAGCAGCCGGGGGCTATCCGTGAGATTGCGGTTCCGTTTGTGGCGGATAAAGCCCTTTTGCTGATCGACCATTATGACGGCCAGGCGGAGATGACCTCCGGCACGTCCAGAGCAAGTGCAGGCCTTGATCCCCAGACCCTCCAGAACCAATCAGCTACGGCCTTTGCCGGGCAACTGAGCGCCACCCAAGGCCGGATCGAAATGATGGCCCGTATCTGGGCGCAAGGCGGGATGCGTAAGCTGTTCCGGGGCGTGTTTAAGTGCATCAAGGCTTACCAGGACTTCGCCCGGATCATCCAGATTGACGGGCAGCCCAAGACTATTGATCCCTCTATCTGGAAGGACTTGGACGATCTCGATGTAAACGTTAACACCGGCCTTGGAACGGGGAACCGTGACCGCGACTTCGCCCTGTTAACTCAGATCGCAGCGGACCAGAAGGAAGTTATGGGGACTGTGGGACCGAATAACCCCATTGTTGACCCGTCCAAGCTCGTTAGGACCCTCCAGCTTAAGTGTGAAGCGGCTGGGATTAGCTATCCTGAAACCTTTTTCGGGGATGCCAAGAACCCTGACGGTTCGCCGTGGTTCCCGCAGCCCGCACCGCCCCAGCCGAGCCCTGACACCATGGTGACCGCCCAGTCTTTGATCGAGGCTGAAAAGGTTAAAGCCATGGCGAGTTTGCAGAAAGCGCGAGAAGATCGCGAATCCAACGAACGTATACAACTCGCCACGATTGCATCGAAGGAGCGAGTTGATGTATATAAAGCACAACTGGATGCGTTGCTGACGGGCGAGAAGCTAGGGGTAGATACGGCCAAGATCATGGTTGAGGCCAAGCGACTTGACCACGACATCGCACAGGACAACAAACCGGACCAGGCTGCGGCATGAGCATCGAGGGGGAAGCCAAGTCTCTACTGAACAACGAGGCCTTTCTGGCAGCGCTTGAGTACTGCCGTGGGGCTGCGATTCAGGGGGCGATGACCTGCGATGCGAAAGACGATCACGGTCGCCGTGTCTACCTCGACGCCGCCAAGACTGTGGACCGCGTTAAAGCGTTTCTGGCTGCACAGCTTGCGAGCAAGGGTACGCCGGTCGAAATCTCGGACTATTTCACGAAACCCAACCAGGCCATATGGGAACGCCTGAGGGGATACATGGGGGATAAAGTTGCATGAGTGACGTTAACGAAGACCAACCTCGTCAATTGAGCCGCGCCGATGCGCTCGCCGCATACAGCCGAAACAAGGCTGCGGCCAAGGCGGAGGGGGTTGAGCTTAACTCCTCACAGAATGGCGTTGATAAGAACGCCCCAGTTTCCGACGCTGCCCGGATCATGGGTAAGCGCGCTGCCGAGGCCCGTGCTGCACGACAAGCCCAACAGCCGCAGAACCAGGAAGGCAGCGAAGACGACGACGAGGCCAACCCCCAAGGGAGCCACGGCGAGACTGCTGACACCGCGCCCGACCCCGAAGCCCAGCCCGAAGCTGACAATCAATCCGGAGACGGAGAAATTGATCTAGGCGACGGCACGAAGGTGACCCGGGACGAAGTACGCGAGGGTTTTCTCAGGACGGCCGACTACACCAGGAAGACGATGGCTCTGGCGGAAGAACGGAAGTCTTGGGACAACTGGTTCAAGCAGACCGGCGAACTCACGAACGCGCTTTTGGAAGGACTCACCCGCGACCTCCAGCCCAAGGATGAACTGACACTCATCCAGGAATATGGTTATGAGAACGGCCGAGTTGAATTCCTAAAGCAGCAGAAGAAGGTTGACCAAATCCGCGCCGCCATGCAGGCACGTCAGCAGATGGAAGCTGAAACCGCTAAGCGTACGCGTCAGTCCACCATTCAAGCCCTTGCCCAGACCTACGGCGAGAAGGCACAGACTCACTACGAAGCTGCGAGCAAATACGCTGCCCAGCGCCTCAACATGGACGAAACGGCGATCATGCCGTTCCTGTCCCCGGAGAATATTGAAATTCTCCATGATGCGCGCCAGTGGCGTGAACTCCAGGCGAGTAAGGGGAATGTGACCCGATTTGTGGCTGACAAGCCCAAAGTCACCAAGCCGGGTGTCCGGACAACGCAGACTGCTGCTCAGTCGAGCGCGATCAATAACGGGTTCGCAAAGCTTAAACAGTCAGGCAATCCCGCCGATGCTGTGGCTTTGTGGCGCGCTATGAAGGCGAAACGCTAAGCCCAGGTCGGCCTCAACATATGAGGCTTACACATGGCTATGATGAACGGCTCCCAGAATACCTACCAGACGGTGGGCATTCGTGAAGACTTGACCTCTATCGTTTCGCTGATCGATCCTCAGGAAACGCCCTTTATCTCCAACATCAACAACGGCAAGCCCGCGACTGCCGTTAAGCACGAGTGGCAGGTCCAGACCCTTGCCTCGCCCTCGACCTCGAACTTCCAGCTCGAAGGCGACGACACCCCGGCTGCGGTGACCGCTGTTGCGCGTACCCGCATCTACAATTACTGCGCCATCAGCCGCAAGGTTGGTGCTGTTACTGGTACCGACCGCGCCGTGAATATCGCTGGCGTTGCGGATGAGTACGATAATCAGGAAATGCTCAAGGCGATTGAACTCCGCCGCGACATGGAAGTCATCGCCCTCAATAATAACAAGTACCAGACCGGTGGTATTGCCACGGCCCGCCAATGCGCCGGGTTCGCGGCTTACATTTCCAATGTGGATATGACCGGAACCAACGCCTTCACGGCGGCCACGGGTGACGGTTCTGACACCTGGAACCTCGCTGGTGCCACGACCCGTCCGCTCTCGCTGACGATCCTCAACGGCGCTCTGTATCAGGCCCACATCGACGGCGGCAAGCCGA